AAGCTCGCTCCTACAGGGACCAGCGCCGCTCCAACACCGAACGAGATTTATCGATGAACAACGCTCTGACCCAGCTGCAGCCCTACCCGTTCGAGAAACTCCGCGCCCTGCTCGGCAGTGTCACGCCGAACCCGGACAAACGCCCGATCGCCTTGTCCATCGGCGAGCCGAAACACCGCTCGCCGAGCTTTGTCGCCGAAGCCCTGGCCAGCAACCTGGATCAGATGGCGGTGTACCCGACCACCCTCGGCATTCCGGCTCTGCGTGAAGCCATCGCGGCATGGTGCGAGCGTCGCTTCGACGTCCCCAATGGCTGGATCGACCCGGCGCGTAATGTGCTGCCGGTCAACGGCACCCGCGAAGCACTGTTCGCCTTCACCCAGACCGTGGTCAACCGTGGCGACGACGCACTGGTAGTCAGCCCGAACCCGTTCTACCAGATCTACGAAGGCGCGGCGTTCCTCGCCGGGGCCAAGCCGCATTACCTGCCGTGCCTGGACGAAAACGGTTTCAACCCGGATTTCGACGCCGTGTCGCCGGACATCTGGAAACGCTGCCAGATCCTGTTCCTTTGCTCGCCAGGCAACCCGACCGGCGCATTGATTCCGGTGGAAACCCTGAAAAAGCTGATCGCACTGGCCGACGAGTACGACTTCGTGATCGCCGCCGATGAGTGCTACAGCGAACTCTACTTCGACGAGCAAACCCCACCACCAGGTCTGCTCAGCGCCTGCGCGGAACTGGGCCGCAAGGACTTCAAGCGCTGCGTGGTGTTCCACAGCCTGTCCAAGCGCTCGAACCTGCCAGGCCTGCGTTCGGGTTTTGTCGCCGGTGACGCCGACATCCTCAAGGGTTTCCTGCTCTATCGCACCTACCACGGCTGCGCGATGCCGGTTCAGACGCAACTGGCCAGTGCTGCCGCGTGGAATGACGAAGTGCATGTGCACGCCAACCGTGCGTTGTACCGCGAGAAGTTCGATGCGGTACTGGACATCCTCAGCCCGGTGCTGGACGTGCAGCGTCCGGATGGCAGCTTCTATCTGTGGCCAAATGTGGCGGGTGACGATGCAGCGTTCTGCCGCGATCTGTTCGAACAGGAGCACGTGACCGTAGTGCCGGGCTCGTACCTGTCGCGTGATGTCGATGGCGTCAATCCGGGGGCAGGGCGTGTGCGAATGGCATTGGTTGCGCCGTTGGCGGAGTGCGTTGAAGCCGCCGAGCGGATTCGCGATTTCATCCAGCGCCGCAAATAACCCCCCCCATCCGGTGACGGCCAGGTTTACTTCACCTGGCCCAGCTTGGCCTCACTCAAATCCAGCTCCCCCAGCACTTCCCGCAACACATCATCACCAATCCGGTGCTGACGACTGAGGCTATACAACTCCAGGCGCTGCGCCCGCAGCGCCTTCAAGCGCAAACGCCGCTCCAGCAAATCCATCTGAAAGGCCAATGCCTGAGCTTCAGCGGAATCGTTGAACACCTCCAACTGATGTCGGTACTCCGACATGATCCGCGCCTTGAGCTCGGCGGCCAGCGCGGATTGGGCGGCGTCCTGCGGGTTGACCTCTTCTGCCTCAAGCGCATGAATGGCCGCTTCGGCGGTCTTGCGCCAGGCGTCGCGCACTTCATCACGCCGCTTGTCGTCCGGGCTGGCTTCGATGCCACGCAGCAACAGTGGCAGCGCGATGCAGGCCGCAATCAACGACAGCAGAATCACCCCCGCAGCAGTAAAGATCAGCAAGTCCCGCTCGGGAAATGCACTCCCCCCCATGAGCATCGGCACCGACATCACACCCGCCAGTGTCACGGCCCCGCGCACACCGCCAACGGTCAGCAACCAACAGGATCGCGCTGTCGGCACCCGGGTCACTTCACCCTTGCCGCGCAGGCGCCGCAGCAACACCGACAGACGCCAGATGCTCTGCACCCAGACGAAGCGCAAGGCCAGCAGCACCAGGAAAATCGCCAGCACGTCCAGCCCGCGATACAGCAACGTCGGCCATAGCGAGGTTTCGTGACTGGCGACGGCCTTGATGATGTCTGGCAACTGCAGGCCCAACAGCAGGAAAATCAAGCCATTGAAGGCAAACTCCAGCAATGACCAGACGCTGCGATTGAGCAGGCGGGTGTTGGTCTGGCGCGGCAGCAGATCGAGCCAGCTCTGCATCATCCCCGCCGCCACCGCCGACAGGATGCCCGACACTTCCATGCGCTCGGCCAGCACGTAGGCCGCAAACGGCAGCAGCAACATGAACACCACGTGCGTCGCCGGATCATCCCAGCCGCGCGCGATCATCCACGCCCGCAGGCGGCCGACCAGCCAGCTCAAGGCCACCCCGACGGCCAGACCACCGACGGCGACCAGTATGAATGTCAGGCTGGCATTGGCCAGCGAGAACACACCGGTCACCGCTGCCACCAGCGCAAACTTGAACGTCACCAGGCCCGAGGCATCGTTCATCAGCGCCTCACCCTGCAAGATGTGCATCAAGGGTGTGGGCAGTCTGTTGCGGGAGATGGCCGACACCGCCACCGCATCTGTCGGCGACAGCACGGCCGCCAGGGCAAACGCCACCGGCAACGGCACACCGGGCAGCAACCAGTGAATGAAATACCCGGCGCCGACTACGGTAAACAGCACCAGCCCCACCGCCAGAGTCAGGATCGGCCCGCGCAGACGCCAGAGTTCGCGCTTGGGCATGCGCCAGCCGTCGGAGAACAACAGCGGCGGCAGGAACAGAAACAGGAACAGTTCAGGGTCCAGCGCCACATGCAACCCGAGCGTTGGCCAGGCAAGCAAGGCCCCCGCGGCAATTTGCACCAATGGCAATGGCAGCGGAATCACCCGTCCTATCAGGCGCGAAACGCCGACCAGCATCAACAGGATCAGGACGGTGTAAGCGGTTTGCATAAAGCGTGGTTCCCGGACAGTCGACAGCATTGAAGTGCCATATTAGACGCTTAGACTGCCAGGAGGCCCTTGCACCAATGTCGCACACGGAAACGCCGCACCCTCTGTAGGAGCGAGCCTGCTCGCGATGAACGCAAGGACGACACGGGCTATCTGATGCCCCGCGTTATCGTTAACGACCATCGCGAGCGAGCTCGCTCCTACAAAGGCTTTATGGCATGACACAGAGACAAACCCGACCACAGCCGCCGCGAAACCGTCCGGCCATGGCATAATCCGTCACCTTTTATTTACGGCACCTGCAAAGGGGGCAATTCCTTGACCGTTTCAAGTAAAACGTTGCACCTTTTCGGCATCAAAGCCTGGGATGCCGCATAGGAATCGCCAAAGGCCTTTAAAATCAAGGCCTTGATCCAAAAATGCGACCCGAAAACCACCAACTTTTGCGACTCTTTAGAACCCAATAAACATTGGTCCAAACGGTTGCGTTTTGGGGAAGAACTTCCCGCAGAAAATCCCACCTCCGGCGTCCTGCCGAACGAACACCATCACCCAAGCAATCGCTCGTCGCCTACCGCTCGCGGAAGTATCACGCCTCGATTACTGTATATCCAAACAGCAATCGAAAGGCACGACCATGGATCCCTACGAAATCGAAGACACCAGCGATTGGCTGGGCAGTCCGTCGCGCCTTGAAACCGTCAAGCATTACGCAAGCATGCTCGAGGAAGACATCCAGGATCTGAAGCGCCAACTGCAGGGCGCAAAGGAAAACATTGCCAGCTTGGTAGAAATGAACGACCAGCTGACGGCCGAACTGCAAAGGAAGCGGACATGGTTGGCTAACCTTGAAGCGGAAACCACAGAGCAGCTGGCCGAAATACAAAGTCTGTCGCTGGTCCGCGACCAAAACGAAAAACTGCGCAGAGAACTGGAAGCAGCCAGGCGTCAGTGATTCAGCGGCTCACTTCTGCGGTATAGGCCTGGTACGCCGCCGGACTCACGGCACATCCTTGAAGAAGACGTGGCCGCCAAGCTTGAGGGTCTGCTTCGCTTTCGCGGCCCAGGCCGGAGGCGTCATCATGCTGGTCGCGTAATAGTGCGTGGCGCCGCCGGTAGGATCCGGCACTTTGCCGTCGATCACCTGGCCAGCCGAGATCCGTGCCTGCGCCAGCTCGCGGAACGGAATCTGCTTGGCGCCGCTCAGGTAGGCGTAGTTCGGGTCGTTCCTGTTCCAGCAACTGAACTGGTTTGGTTTCTGGCACACACCGGCATAGCCCTCCCCCCACCAGGACTTGGCCTTGCCGTCGTTCACCCGGTTGCGGATGGTCCAGGCCACAGCGAACTGCCCGGCCAGGCTTTCACCGCGGGCCTCACCCCATAGAGTGCGGGCGAGGATGTCGCGGTCTTTCTCGGTTGCTGTCATAACTTTTCTCCAGGCGAAAAAAAGCCCGCACTGGACGGGCTCGTAGGCTCATACGACGGATCCAATCGAAGCCCAACGGCAGGGCGGGCTGGTACAATTATGCAATTGACGATTCTGGCTCAGGGAATGTATGGAAAACAAAACTAGACACGACTGGAAATGGGCCTACCTGAAACTGCGAGGGCTGCACTGCTCTCGCCGAACAGCTTTCTATAGGGCAACGCTCTATTCCCTGCGGGGCGACACTGGTTCTTTTTACGTTGACCGCAGCTGGGAGAAGGTTCGGCTCCGCCGATAATGGTTCGAATAGATAGACGAGGGCAGCCTGAAAAAGCCATGCCATCCGCTTCAGGCGGCCCGCGACTCTATCGTCCGAAATCAGCGATCAGCTGTGGTTTTCCCAAAAACCTGACGGAACAACGGAATAAGAAGCGCGCCGCCACGCTCGTTCATATGGTCGTCGTCGTAATAGATAGGTAGACCATTTGTATCACCCCAGCAGCGCCCATCACTGCAAAGGTAAGGAAGTGGGTCGAGAAGCTTCACTCCGCAGCGCTTAGCAGCGATGTCCTGGGTTTCCAAAAGGAATGCATTTCGCTTTTTATATTCCTCAATGGATACTGATACACGCTCATATTCATGCTTTAGAATAAGCGTGCGCCCCATAGTTGCCGGAACATTGTATTTCATCTCGGGGATAGGCCGCATCATATAAACCTCCCGGGTTTTTGCAAACTCGCAAGCAGTATTTATGATTCCATCACGCATTTCGCTACGTAATGCCTCGCTATAAGTTGAGTACGGCTTCGTCAAATATTTTGTCGGTGTTACATTTATTCCTAAATCCTCAAGCTCATTTGCCGCATCAAAGAGAACGGAATATCTGTTTATCATTATAATAGGTGCATGGTTTTTTATTGCAGCTTGCTTTTTTATTGCATAGTCAACAAATTCATTACAGCGAAAACGGGAGTTTGTTGAATCTTTCAATCCAGCAACTGTTGAACAGCTAGTAAGGGACCAATCAAGTACATGCAAATTACTGTCAGGAAGAGACTTTTCAACCGATCTCACAAGAGACGCCGCATGACTATCGCCAATTACAATAACACCTAAATCATTGCCTCCGTAGACGCACTCGGGGACACGGGTAGTATTTTTTACATGACACTCACTGATTCTAGGATTTTTGTTATCCGCCTCATCGAATATTAAGTTTGCTTGTGGTGTCAGTCGGCCGGAAACACCATCCTGCCATCGTATGAGAAGGCTTGGCAGCACCGCGAAGAGTATTGCTACCAGAACGGCTATGGCCCCTTGCAATTTAGGAGCTCGATTCAGAAATATTCCGGTCGGCGTTTCCACCCATCTGAACGAGGCCCACCCAGATAATACTGTCAGCACCAAACAAAGGATGATAAGTGCAGTGGTGTTCTGTTGCTGACTGTAAGTCAATGCAACGGCGAACGGCCAGTGCCATAGGTACAATGAATAAGAGCAATCACCCAACCACTGTGCTGGGCGATTACTAGTCCATATGGAGCCTCGGCGAGCCGAAATCAGAATCAGAACAGTACCAATGACTGGTATCGTAGCGCGCCATCCCGGCCATAGATCACTAGAATCGAATAGAATGATAGATGCGATGATCAAAGCGAATCCTACGCCTTCAATCAAACGTCGAGCACGATCAGAAAGCGCTTGGCGGTCAGCCAGCAAATAGACAAGACCTCCTGCTAGCATTTCCCACGCGCGTGTTGGCAGCAGATAAAATGCGGATTTTGGTGAAATAGGTGTAACAAAGATCGACAAGAGCAGCGAGATCAGACACCCCGCAGCCATCATGACTACAAGGGGTATTCTGCCAGGGAAATACTTCTTTATCGAAACAAGTATTAGCGGAAGGATGATGTAAAATTGCCATTCGACAGAAAGAGACCATGTGTGCAAGAGTGGCTTTTCATTTGAGGCGACATCGAAATAGCCTCCATCAAACCAAAATTTTATATTTGAGAAAAAAGATAAAGCACTAACAACTTCCGCACCAAGAGAAAAATACTCCTTCTTGGACAAATAAAAATATCCAACTAGCAACACAAAGCAACATAGTACGATTAACGCTGGGAGTATTCGTCGCGCTCGCGAAAAATAGAAACTCAAAATGGAAAAGCTATTTTTTTTGTCTCCGCTAGCGCTTTGTTCTATTCCTTTGACGATGATTCCAGTCATTAAGAAGCCGGAGATGACAAAAAACACATCAACTCCGACAAATCCGCCTGAAAAACCTCTAATTCCGAAGTGGTAGAAGATCACAGCTACGACGGCCCATGCACGTAGGCCGTTTATGTCGTCCCTGAAATTGCTGTTCTTTAGGTTCATGCGTCAAATATTCTTCGATGTGGGGTTGACAGTAAGTGCAACGCTTGTTGAGCGCGCAGATATTGCCATAAATACTGTCGGATTTCGTGTCTTAATTTTTTTAGAAATGCTGATCACGACGGATCAGCGGGTGGCATTAATTAATGTTTTCTGGTAACCATTCGGCAATCAAGGCCTAGCGCTGCTATACAGCCGCCCTCCCATTTTTCCGGGCCCATGGCCACAGGATGATTGCTCCCTTGTTGTAGATGAAGCTCGTCAGGGCGCCCATCTGCCCTTGACTCAGCGGGCACCTTGCCTATCTACGCGAAGCGCGGGATGTCGTTCATGAGAATTCGCTCGGCCTGCTCGTTCGTGATGGTTCTGCGCCGCGAGTGGTGGCGTAGCCGATGGTCCAGACGCCGACCGAGTCTTGATAGGATTTGAGGCGCGGGCCTTCGAAGGACCTTATCACGCTCACGCCTCTCTATGATGTCCGCGCGTCAAAATCCAGGCGAAAAAACCCGCACTTGGCGGGCTGTTTACTATTTCAGTGTCAGCCGATATCTACTTGAACGGTTGCCGTACCTGTACCTGCTGCCGAAAATTCAACCGCGACTTTTATGCTTGCTTGCGTTACCTCCGTGACGTAGCACCTTGAAGTAGGCAGTGTTACGGATCCGCTGTTAGGGCGAACAAACGGGCGACAGTCTTCGATCTTTGGCGTCCGAACAAGAAAATGGGAAATCGTAATTTCCTGAAAGGTAGTGAGCGCGGCGTTCACAGTTCCGAAAACCACATTCTTAGAGCGGTAAATTGGCGATCCTCCGTCCTGCTTGCTGATAATGCTTATGTCTTTCCAATCCTTAGCGTCGATAGTTGCGAGCGCGTTGAACTGTGTAGAGAAATTATCAACGGGATAGCTATTGTTGATCTTGATCTGGCTTGCCGGATTAACCCCGGCACGATGGCGCCACACGCCTTGGCAGCGATGCGCAATCATTTCGATCATGCACGAGGTCATGCCTGGCTCGGTACTCAGTGCGTAAAAGCCAGCTGCTGTATTGCGCGCAGAGAACTTAGCCGAATTTGACACCCCACCGATGCGGACACCATCACCACCGACATTAAGGGAAAAGAGTTTTCCGCCAAGCCAATCATTCTCGTTGCCTTGAATTACAAGGGCGGGAGCCGTTCCAGAAGTCCCTGGCGAATATTCTTGCCACTGGCCAACAGTGCCGCCCCGATCGCTATCGGCAAGCATAGATGGCATGCATGGCGGATGACTGGGCAGCCTGCAGTTAACATGGGCATCAACACGGCCCACCTGATAGCGCCAATGCCCTCCGATGTGGATACCACCCCAAGAGCTCTCGCCCATAAGGAAGGCGCCGTTCAGACGTGGATAGCTGGCGTCCTTGTTACGGAACTTGATCGCGTAGCCTTGATAGTTATCGAAAGAATGAACAAAACCAAGCTCGACCCCCTCGTCAACCATGACGAAACCGTCAATTTTGTCGTCAACGTGCAAAGTAAGCGCGCAGCCCGAACCATCCCCTGTAAGGTTAACGGTGTCCGTTCGCGAATATTCATACCCTGGCGATGTGACGATCACGCGAGCGATACTCCCGGACTCGACTACGCAGGTGCCAGTAAATCCGGTCCCGGTTGCCGAGGTTATTGTTACGCCTGCGGAAGTATATCCGGAACCACCTGCCGTGACTTGCAAGGAAATCACGCCGCCTTTCGTGAAGCGAAGACTCTTTGCGTTCGCTTGCCACACCGTAACGTCAAGACCTTTTGCAGGCCACCCTATAAACACTTGATCGACTGGTATGTCGCTAGGACCCTCAAACACGAATCCCTCAAACCCGGAGTTGTAGATATATAGCCTGTGAATACCACGATCTTTAACATCCAGATCTAGGTTGGCTTTAAACGAATACCCGTCAGGGAACGATCGCCCCGTGGACTTGTACGCGCTGTAGAGGCCAATGCCCTGGCTGTTGAGTATCCGAACGTTGTCGATAACCGGACGCAGACAATACATCTTCACACCCACCCCGTTTCGCCAATCTGTTGGTACTGGGCAGTTCGCATTGTTACCGTTTAGGTATACGTCCATCAGCCCGCAATCACGAGATACCCCGTTCAACACCGAGCCAGGGACTGCATCGTAAATAGCATTGAAGTCAGGCGTCATCACTTGCGCCTCAATGGCAACCCCGTTCGCGACGAGAATCTGCCCTTCGATACCGGAACCCGGTCCTTTAATGACCACACCGTTGGCCAATACGATTGGTGTTTGCTGGTTGAAATGTGGTGAGCTATAGCAAACATACCCCGCACTGCGTTCTGCAGCGGCGGCAATTGCGAGATTCATGCATGCCCCAGCTTCAACAGCTGGCCAGCCAAATTCCTCAGCGTGCACCACCAAAGCGAGCAGATCGTGCAGGCTCATTGCGACCGCGCCCGAGAGAGCGCTCCGGCGGTGAACCATTAAGCCAGTGCCGTCCTCTGGACTGGCCATTTCCTGCCGTAACGAATTATCCCCGTTAGAAATCCACTTTTCCTCGTCCGCTGCAAACGTAGTGGTCACGAACGGGATTACATTATCTTTCGGGCGGTACAACTCGCCGAGGTGGCGGACCTGCTGAGTGGTCCGGGTGATGCTTATCCCGGGCACGTAGTCGACGGGCGTCTCGTACCCGCTGGAATCGAGAAATTTATTGAACTCGACAACCCGTTCTGCCTGATCTTCATCAAACTCCGATTCGCGCCGAGTCTGGTCGGCGTCAAATTCATTCTCACGCCGAAGCTGATCGGCATTGTGCTCGCCCTCCATCCCTTTCCACGACTTGAGTGACACACCCAAGCGATTCGGATGAGAGGCACCACTCCCGGTCATTAGGTAATCGAAATCCTCGGCGTTATCGATTAAATCCTTCGGATGCGTGGAGCCAGGTGGGTTACCGGTGTTGTAAGCCATGGTTATCTTGCTCGCAGAGTACGCCAGCGGCGCCGCGAATGATGCGGTGCCGAGAGCGCTGAGTTTTAATAATTGCCGGCGATTAACCATGACGACCAAACCTAGAAACGGGAAAGGCCGTCAGTATACCGGTGGGGGTGTAAGGTGTTCGTGAAGGCCAGGGCTGGCCAGCACTGGGCATTACTCGTTGAAGTGGCGAGGCCACTTCTGAGTCATAGCCCTGTCGAAGATGCTGGAATAGAGGATGTATTCTGGCGCGAACAACATCCAGTCGGCGCCCACGATCGGGCGCTTGAGCAACCAGAGTTCTGCGGTAAACCGCCAATGATCAACGCCAACCAATTCTGGTCCTTTGTATATGTCGTTGAAGTTCGCCTGGTAGTTTTCGAGCCCTAACGGTGATTTGAGTGGGCACTCAAATGGCAGCGTTCCAGAAATCAGAACATGCTCAAACCAGCCCTCGAACAATTGCGCCTCGGAAGCACTGAGCAACCAACTGACAGAAGTTCTCGTCGGTACGTTCTGATAGGCACGGCGCCGGATTTTCTTTCCGTTCACCAGTGGCGTACTGATCATCGGACTTACAGGATCAAAGCCATACCCATCCCTCAGCGGGAGCGGCAGACCTTCCGGGTACTGGATCATGTGTCGTCCTTACGGCGCCGTAGCACTGTCGTATGAGTAAACGCGAGCATCGTAGGGCATGCCCTTGAGTGCGACGTTGCCGTTTGATGGGTCGGAGCGTGTAACGAGGACCGGGTAGGCCCACTTCGATGCTGGCCCGATCAGCAACTGAGGCAGCGACATGTTTCCGCTCATGCTGGTGTCGGGCACAAAGTCGAGATCGGCGACCTGGACGTGGTATTCGTCGATTGCAGTTCCTTGGTAGGGGCCAGAGAGAGAGCCATCAGCACGACTGATGCCGACTTTGTAGATCTCAGGCGCTGACCAGTCGATCGGCTCTGACGACTCCAGCAAGAAGCCGCCGCTGACCGCTTGCACGCTTACAAGCTCGGCGCTCTGGCATTGCCCAGGGGTATCGCTGGCCACCGCGCAGAAACTCAGGTAGCCCGAGTTCATGCCAGCCAGTTCGGTTTCCCAGGTGTAGGTGTCCTGGCGGAACTTCTGGTGACCACGACGGCGCATTCCGAACTGATAGGCGCGGTTCTTGTCGCCCACACCCGGCAGCTTGACCTTCTCGACCTTGTTGCCGGCATCGCCTGGCCAGCGGCACTGAACCGTCTCCCAGGCCCAGGTGATGTTCGAGTAATACTCGACATCCACGCCGTCGAACTCGTTGAGCGAGGTCAGCGGCCCGGCGATGCTGAGCTTCTTGGTCATGTTTTGTGGGCTGTAGGTCTGCGTCTTCGGGCCGTAGGTGATATCGAATATCGCCCGCGGCTCATCACGCACTAGACTGACCAGGCCGTTCTTGATGGTCAGCTCGGCAAAGCCGCAAGCCAGCGCATCGTTGAGACGATCCTTGGCGGTACTGCTGTCGTCGATGGTCTCGTCGTAATACTGGCCGGCGGCGTTGAATACCAGGTCCAGTCGATCCCACTCCTCGAGGTCAATGTCGCCGTCTTCATAACCCAGCGACTTCAGCACATTGAGGCACCAGGGCACGATGCCGCGGGTTGCTACCGGCGCATGCCAAGCCCCGCCCGAGCGAACCGGCAGCACGCGGGTTGCTTCCCCGTTGATCTGGCTTTCCGATTGCGCAGACAGCCGATCACCGCCGCGAATCTTCACCGACATAACGGTCATGCCCGGGTAGCTGGCTGGGCGCGTCTGACGCAAACCACGCAAGCTGTCCCATTTCGGGCTATCGATCCACTCGGAGCTGTTGGCGCCACCACCCTTGGCCAGGCGCTTGACTCTGCCTTCGGGTCGCATTGGGTAGGGCAGCGCGATTCGAAAGGTGAAGCCTTGCGCATCCCGCGAGTGACCGGAGACGGTTTGCGTCTGAACGGTCCACGCCCCGGCAACATCCATATCGCGCCACTCAAACTGGTGCGACGAATAGATCGTGTACTCATCACCTTTTCGGCCCATGCCGATCAGGCCGTCGAAGGTCACGGTGTATTCGATGTGCGTTACCTTTTCATTCTCTGGTGAGCAAGCGAACGGCCCGCGATAGCCTCCCTCAAGACTGGATGGATCAAGGGTGACCAAGCCATTTACGGTCTCCATCGCGTTGAAACCGATCCACCCCGCATCCACCGAGCCCGACGCGGTGAGCCGGTCAACCGTCATGATCGAGGTACTAAACGCCGTGATCCGGTAGCGTAGGCCGCGCGGCCCGATAGTGGCCAGGCCAGAGCCGAGGGCCAGGCCAACAACCGGTGCGCCGCCGTCGTAGTCCAGGGTGATTTGCGCCGGGACTTCCGGCGTGCCGGCGCTCGCTGCTGTGCCGGTGGTATTGATCGGGCTGCTACCGAGGATATCGGCGCCACCGGTGGCCAACATGGTTTCGCCACCGAAGGTGCCGAACTGTGTGATCAGCAACTTGCCGGACGAGGCGCTGGCCAGGAATGGCGCCGAACCCTTGGCCGTGTTGAAGGCCGAGACCAGGCCCGCAAGGTTGGTCGTTGCCGTGGTCAGGTTGACTGCATACGGCGTACTGCCCAGCGTCACGGTGACCGACAGCGGTGTCACGTCGAAGTCGTAGCGTGCCGGAATGCTCGAGCCGAGGATCGTCGAGGCGGTGCCCGAGGTCGGCGGTACAGCTGGAGCATACGGCGTGTACGAGTTGACGACGTAGTTGCCCGCGTTCGCCCCGGCAACTTCAATCAACATGCCGGGGGTAGGGTTCAGCATTTCCAGCGGGCCCTGCACGATGTCGCGGCCCGCGCCGCCATCGACTACGGTGTAGGTGTAGGGCGCCAGAGCACGAATCACCAGGCCGGATGCCCAGTCAGCCGGGAAGGTGCCGGCGCCTGATGGAATGGCAATCGTATGTCCATTGAACTGATAGGCCGAGGCCGTGGCTGACGGGGTGATGTTGGTCGCCACGGTCAATTCAAGACCTGATGTGCCGCTGGAACTGGCACCCACCTCTTTGGCGTTGAACCACAGCATCGATGCAGTATCGGCAGACACGTCAGCGCCTGGCGCGTAGATCGCCACCTGGGCATCGGCACCCAGGGAAATCAGCGGGGTTTCGCCAACCTTGAGCTTATTGATGGGCATGTCCAGCGTGCCTTCGGAGACGTACAGCAGCATCTCCACCCATTTTTCACGCGGTGCGGCAAACCAGGTACGCGGCTCAGCCAGGTACGACGGGAACACCTTCTGGTGCCCGGCCACGTTGCGAATCAGCTCGCCGAGCTTGACCTTGTTGCCCTTGGCGCTGGCTTCATCGAGCGGGCTGCCTTGGGCGACTCCGGTGTTGGCCGGCATGCCGGGCATCTTTGGCATGAGCAGCTTGGTCGCGGCAAATGCGGCAACAACCAGTAGAGCGGTGATAGTGAATGGATCGGCACCTTTCGGCTCGTTCCAGACTTGAACATGATCGGCAGGCCTGAAATTGACCTTGTGCCACAGACGCGCCTCGATCATTTCGCCATTGATGGCGATGCTGACCGGCTGAGCGTCGCCGCGCTTATACAGCGGGGTTTGCTCAAGCAGCCACTCTTCCAGGGTCATGCGCCGGTCGGTCGTGAACGTGGCCAGCGGCTGCGAGTCGGCCATCTTATTAGGGAAGAATTCGATCATCGGTAGTACACCACTCGTTGAAAGCGCGACTCGAAATCGCGCACGGTGCGAATGCGGGGGCCTCCGGGATTGGTGTCGAGCACCTTCAGCTGGCCGTCCAGGTGCACGACCACGCCGACGTGACACAGGAGCTCGCCAGTGAACGCGGAGGCGATAGCTGCTGGCTCAGGCTGGCACTCTTCCAAGCCGGCGCTGATGTCTCGGTACGCCCTCGCGATCTCGCGCAGCTTGGACCGACCGACACCACCCAGCGATGGCAACAGCGGCAGACCGAACACTTCGTTCCGCACGGCGTTGACCAGGCCATAGCAGTCAAAAGCCAAAGGCCCGCGAGCGCCGTCCCGGTAAGGTGCCGACAGGTAATCCGCAATATCCTTCATATGAAGATCAGCCCTGGGGCGACGGCAGCAGTCAGCTTATTGCGCGGGTGAGCCGTACCCAGCAGGTCGAACAGGCCGCACGTCAGCGTTGCCGTGTCGTTGGCGTACTGCCGGTTAAGCACAGACAGCCGATAGCGCTCTGCCGGGTAAGTCAGGTTGCTTTCGAGGTATCGACGCTTCGTCAGCACGATGCGCGCCGATGCTGCGCGCGCCTGCTCGATTGCCGTCTGGACCTTGCCATCGGTGTTGTCCAAGGCAATGTTCAGGTTCTGGTATCCGCTGTTATCTCGAACGGGCAGGGCCTCCTCCACCGCCCTCGCCAAAAAGACGAGCGTGCGCCCGTCCTCTGTTACGCAGACGCGATCCTCGTAGCCGGAGCAGATCAGGATAGGTGTCGCCCACGCGGAACAGGTCGCTTCGATCGTATCGACGAACAAGTCGTTGCCGACTGAGGCATAGGCGATGTTGATAGGGTTGCTCATTTGGGCTCCACGCGGCCCCTAGCAAGAGCCCCTCTGTTAACGTATTAGGCACCTTGTGACTGCAAACCGTACTTCTCTTGGTTTACCTGGTGCATCTCTCTCTCGCTGCGAATGTTGGCTACGTAGATGTCGATGACATCCTGCTCGGAGAGCTGCCGGCGATTGACCTGGCCCGCACGACTGGCGTCCTCGATCAGGTTAATTACAGGGGCCGCTGACGAGCCATTGTTGTTGCGCTCACTGCTCACCCGATCGAGCGTCCTGTCCAGCTTTGCGCTGGTTTCAGCGGTGGTCACTCGCTCACCCTTCTTGAGGTTCCAGGTACCATCCGCCGGGACGTAATCGATACCGTCGTGCGCCTGACCGTCCAGAGCAGAGCCCACGGCCGTCATCATCACTCCCGCCGCAGCTGTCGCCGCAATGGCTGCACCAGGCGCAACAGCTGGTCCAACGAATGGAATACCGATCATCGCAGTGAATGCACTGAGTCCGGCCATGGCCACCTGTGCAGCAGCGTAGGAAAGCAGCGCATGGCCCACTGACTGGATAAAACTGGCTGCCAATCCCTTGGCATCGAGCTTGCCAGTTTCCGCCCACTCCGTAATGGCATCGGTGAGATTGTGAAAAGTCTCTGCGCCCACGCTCTGCATTGAGCTGTAAAGGTCCATGCTGGCTTCGGCTTGAGTGGCCACGCCGCTGATGAACCCAGTCACCCCGTCGTTCTGAAGACTATCCACTCTGTTGTAATAGTCCTCTTGCAGGAGCACCCGCTCGGCCAGAGCTTCCCGGAGCATTTCGGTTTCGGTGTCGTACAAGCTTTGGGTGATATCGCCGGCGTTCAATTGCTTCTGCAGATCAGCCACCTGCCGGTTGTAATCTTGCTGAAGCGCCAGATCCTGCCGCATCCGCTCGCGGGTTTGTTCCCCCATAGCGGCGCCAGCAAGATCCATATCGAAACCTGTACGCACGGTATCGTTTTCCGCGCGAAGATTTGCTGCAAAAGCCGCTGACTTGACCGACTCCTCGTTGGCAACCTTGAGCTTTTGGAGCACATCCAGTTCCGCGGCCAGGCCCTCCAACCGCTTCTGCTGAGTTGCGTTGATGCCAACCAACTTGCCGGAAGCTAATTCAAACCTGAGCTTGTCTGCTTCCGTGGCTTTCTTCTGTGCATCGGCAGAGGTGTTGATCAGCGCGATCTGACGCTGGTAGTCGGTGACAGCGTCTTCACCTCGTTTGGTCAGTGCCGCAGCGGCGGTGGCTGCGGCTGTAGCTGCCTGCTTCGAAGCCGCTGCGCTTTTCTTCTCTGCTTCAATAGCCGCTTCGCTTGCGTCCAAGGTTTTCGCCTTGGCTACCAGCAACTCGCCCTCGCCCTCTTTCAGGCCAGTGACAAGACCTGCCCCTATGCGGGCCGAAAGCTTCTCGGCATTCGTCTTTTTGCCCGAGAGCAATATCTGCTCGTCGAGTGTCTTGGCCAGGTCCTTGAATGCCTTCGACTGCTCAACCACCACAGGAGCGGCAAGGATTCCGTTCAGCACATTGATCTGCGCGCCGAAGGCCTCTACCTTTTGTCGCGCTGTATCCAGTTCGCCCTGAGCGGTGATCAGCGATTCGTTCCACTCACGCTGACGGGTGTCATTCGGATGATCACGCAACAATCGCTGATACTGCGAAACCGCGCTCTCTGCGTCGATGGCACGCAACTGCGCATCCATCAAGTCCTTGTTGATGTCTTGTAAAGCGGAGGCAGCTTGGTTCTTGGTGAATCCATCGAACGACTTGTTCAGGTAGTCGATCTTGTTGGTCAGTGACGTGGCCGATTCGTCCGCGTCATCGCCGCTCAGTGCGAAATAAGCGAGTGCGCTGGCCGCGAGCAGAACCACTCCTACTGGACCACCAAGCAGTGCCATGGCTGCCGAAGCACCCCGAGCTGCTACACCTACTCCTACAAGTCCGGCAGCAGTTGCCGGAGCTACACCGGCCATACGGGCCAGCGCCAGTTGGTAGCGGACAGCCTCGACCTGAGCTGCGGCAAAAGCTATCGCGGTGCCGGCGGCGCTTGCTGCAAGGCGGGTGGTCAGAACCACGGCCAAGGCGGTCGCGGCCTGAGCTGTTAAGCCCAGAGCTGTGCGGGCCGCCGGAGAGCCGAGGGCACTGTTCACTCCCTCAATCGCAATGCGGGCACCCTCAAGGCTGCCCTCACCGGTCAGAAGGCCGGCAATGGTGTTGCGGAGCGCATCGAGCGAACCACCGAACGTGTCGCGAGCTGAAGCAGCAGCCCCGCCATACGTCTCTTCCAGCGCTTTCAGGATGATGCCTTGGGCGCCAGCCACATCACCCACGGACTCAAGCGACTCGGCGAGCTTCTTTTGATCTTCGGTAAATCTGAAACCTTGTTTGCTCAGCGAACTGAGGCCGTCTGTTGGGACGTCCAGTGCGCGACCAATAGTTTCGGCAGCCTGCTGCACGGTGGTGCCTGTGCGGGCAGCCATATCGGAAGCAGCCTGCAGTGCCCGCGTGAACTGAGTGCCCACAACGCCAGTGAAGGCAAGTAGCGCTGTCTGTGCCTGGTTGATATCGCCACCTGAAAAGGTGGTGGCTTTCTCCATGGCATCAGCCATTTCGTTGAGCTGATCGCGACTGAAGCCCGCCGATTCCCCGGTGGACTTCAGTACGGCGGCAAGTTGTGCCTGCTCTTTCTCAGCATCCCGAGTTTCGGTGATGAAGCTGGTCAGAACAGCGCCCACCGAAAAGCCGGCGACAGCTCCTGCAACCACTTCGCCCAGAGCGCTCCAGGCGAGCGAGGCCATGTTCGCGGAGTCAGCAATCCCTTTGCCTGACTTCCGAGCCGCCACCTCGGCTTTATCAAGAGGCCCAGTAAAACCACCGATGCGCGCGATCAGATCGAGCGTCAGCGTGCCAAGTGAATTAGCCATCTATAACTCCAAGCGACACCGACCTTTCGGAATGGCGACATGACCTATGTTTATGCCCAGCTTTCCATCGCCTGCTC